TGCCAAAAAGATAGTTGGTTCGTTTGTCAAGGGTGAGAAAAATGCAGCTATGGATAATAGCCCTAAATTAAACAACAGTCAGCGAGGTTTGGGTAGTGATCCTTCGGTACAGACAGAAGATTCACAGCAAATAACAGAGAAAAAGGAAGAATCTCAGCAAGAAAAAGATAAAAATGAAGAAAAAAATGAAAAAGAAGAAGAAATTGAAAAAGAAAAAAAACCTGATTTTAAAAAGAAGGCTAAAATTGAAGAATATAAATCTACCGCAAAGTATATAAATGGTCTTATTAAAGGTTTATTAGTAACATGGTAGACGAATCTAAAGACAAACATTCAGAAGAAAAATCTGAAAAGAAAGAAGAAGACGAAGAAGAGAAGAAAGCTGAAAAATCTTTTACAGAGACAGTTAAATCAAGCTTTGAAGCTATGACTGAAGTAATTCAATCAATAGCAGAGACACAAAAAAGTGTTTCGCAAAAACTTGACGAATTTAACGGAAGATTTGACGAATATAATTCGAGAATCAAGGCTCTGGAAACCCCAACAGATCTCCCACTGACTCCATCTGGATCAAGCGGTGAAGATGTTGGTGCTGATGTTAAAGTACCAGCAACTCCTTATGTATCAAATTCTGAGCAAGCATCACTAGATGCAGATGGTCAGAATCATGGTAAGGATCAATCTGGACTATCAATGCAGCAAAAGGCTACTTCAACTGAAACTCCAAGACCATCAGCTCCAGTTGACACAGTCAACAAATCGCTCTCTCAAGACTTTAATCTAGTTTTGAAAGATGCAAGAGAAACTGGTGATTTGGGTCAAGTTGGAAAGAACATTCTCTACACTACAAAATACTACAATCCAGAAGAGGTAGCTTGGTAAAATGGTTCAAATAAAGACTATTGACGAGCTAGAGGCTCTGTATTATGGATTCAATCGAAACCTGATCAGAAAAGCCGATGCACCAATCACTACTGCAACAAGTGGTGTATTCAACGCAATTTTCGGTGCGTATGCATGGGCACAACTGAACCTTGAGGCAAACGCTTTTGGTATATTACCAAAGTATCCTTGGGACAAATCAGGTTGGCGTGTAATTACAGCGAGAGCACCAGCATTAGCTGATGCTGGCTCAAGTAATAACACAGGTTTGGGTGGAACAACTGAAGGCGGTTTAATCGCTGACACAGTTAAACCAACACTGCAAGAACTAGATGTTAGACCAAAGACAGCACAACTGGCTTTCTCTGCATCAGAAGTTATGGAGTGGATGGCAACCCACACAAAAGATGACATCTGGGGTGGACTAGGTTCACTTAGATTGTTCATGGCTGTGCAACACAAAGAAAACATAAACAAGATGCTACTTGCTGATGTTGAAAAACAAGCAGCTGATGCAGGAGCTAACTACAGTGGTTCACTTGACTTTGAATCACTTGATAGAATTGTTTCTTCTGATCCAGAGGAAGATGCCTTGGGTGGAACACACTCTAATTGGTATGATCCTTGGAATAAGATTGATAGAGACAGTGGTACAGACTTCGACTCAACCGTAGAATCTGCTTCAGGAACTATCGGTACAAACGGTGTCTTGACTGATGATACTCTGAGAACTTTCCTAAGAAAGATCAGAAAAGCAGCAGGCAAAGATCCAAACGTATTCCTTGGTTCACACGAAGTATACTCTGAAATTCAGGGATTGTACATGCCATCTGTAAGAATTGCAAATCCTTATGGTGAAGCACTAGTGCAAGTAGATGTAAACGGTATCCAGACCTTCAAGGGAACTGGAGTAGGAATTCACGTAGATTCGATTTATGGTATACCGTTCATCCCAACAAAGGATGCACCAAGCAACTCAGCCGACTCAACAGAGATCGGAAGACTGTTTGCATTGGACACATCTGATGCAGAGGGTTATGGTTATCCAAGAATCGGAATTCAAATAGCAATTCCAACCGAGTATTATGAAGCAACTCGTAGAACACCAGCATATCCATTCGTCAACAACGCATTTGTTGAGAAAGGACTGTTTAGGACTATGGGTGAGACAGTATGTCGTCACTTCAAAGCACAAGGTAAGATTAGAGACATTAAACTCTAAATTACAACCCCATTTTTTCCTTTTTTATTTTAAACATTAAATAAAAGTACAGACCAAATACTATATGAGTCAGAAGCCAGAAATTGATCAAACCTTAAAAAATTTACTGTATTTTAGCATAAATTATGCACCTCATCATAAACTAGAATTAGAAAAACTTTTAACTGAAATTGATTAACTTTTACACATGTTAGTCAGTATCGGGTGACTCGATAAACTTTCCAACGTTAACACAAAATGGATTTTGACAATAATACAAAACCCTACCAGTCTCACCTAAAATTACAGCGTATGCTACCATCCAACACACAGGACAAGTTCTGTTACTTATAGACGAGTGTATTTCTTGCAACGTATCTTTATATATAACCTATTATTTAAAGTTTTTATGGCTATCACCACATCTGTAAGTGATTGGACAGCAGCCAATGTTTCCAAAACTCTGAGCATACAAAGTGCTCTAAACTCGAAACTGAGGCTGTACAAAATCAAATGCACAGCAGGGGGATCTGACACCTATGCCACAAACGGTGTTTCAGCAGACATAAAACAGGCAAGAGTGTCAACCCTAGTATCTGTGATTGCAGAAACTTCTAGTCTGAATGTGCTTGTCAGATACGACAAAGATGCACAAAAGATTAAGTTGTTTGAAGCATTAAATACCACAGCGGGTGGATTTGAAGAGGTTGCCAACGGAACCTCTATCGCAAACGCTACATTTGAATTTCTAGTTTTAGGCTACTAGAGTCCTTAAAGCCCTCTTTTTTATCTTAAAGTTTATATAATTCAACTGAACAGATTACTCATGGTCGAATATAACCATAATGTAAAAAATATTGATGGTGTTAATACGTTAGTAAAAGGCAATCATGGAGTAGTGGTTGGTATTCATGTAATGATTCCAGCTAGCGGTTCGAGTTTGATTTTCCGAAACGGAACTGATGCTTCAGCACCAATCGAATTCACAATCAATGCAGATTATGTACAAAATATTTTTGAACTAAACAGACGTTTTGAGAATGGTATTTTTGTCTCATGTTCCTCAAATACCGTTAGAGCACTTGTAGTTTTCAAGTAGTAAATTTAAATACTTATTCTATTTATATAAATCATGGTTACCACATATTGTAGTGTTGAAGATGTTTCTGATTATTTAAGAGTGCCTATAACTGCAACAACAAGCCCTAATAAAACTCAAGTAGAAAAAATTATTAATAGAAAAGAATCTGAATTTGAAAGAAGAACTGGTCACGCTTGGAGAATAAGACAGTCAAAGGATGAGATTTATGATTTACCATTATTGTATGTTTATGGTTGGGGAACTCCGATTAATTTAAAACATCGAAGAATCTTAAACATTGATGCTAGTCAGGGCGATAAGGTTGAAATGTGGAATGGTATGGGTGGTCAATACGAAGATATAACAGCGATGAATGAGTCACATTGGAAAATTCAGGGCGAACTCGGTAAACTGTTTTTTAGAGGATTTCTATTTTCAACATTAAGAGAATATAGAGTTAGAATAACATATCGTTATGGTGGCGAAGACTTTTCTGGCGATTTAACTGTACCAGATGATATTAAAGATGTGGTAATTAAAATGGTATGTATTGAATTAATGAATACCATGTTTAGAATGGATGAAGTTCCTAGCGGTGGAATGATAGACATTTCATCAGTTAAAAAAGATTGGAAAGACGATATAGAAACTTGTATTGAAAACAGAAAAGAAGTATTTGTAATACCGTGATCTTTATGTTAAGTGTTAAAAAGTTTCTCACTCTTATTAATTCATTAGAATTAAAAGAAGAAGCCAGTTTAAACAAGGTCAATTTGAAATTAAAAACAGATGGCAAAAAATACAGGGTCACAATTCCTTATAAAGGTGATAAACAGATAATTTTGCCTAAAAGCATGAATGATAAAAAACAAATAATTATTGCGGTAAATCAACAAACATCTGAAGATGGTTATGACGATCCACCAGATCATTTACTTAATGAAAAAGTCACACCAGAAATAGCAAGAACTCCATATCAAGATTTACCAGAAATTTATAAAGATGCTATATTTCCAGCTACAATTAAACCCAACATTAAAGCAATAAAAATATGGGTCAAGGATGTTAAGCTTGGTGGAAAAACTGACCCTGAAATACTTTTGGAAATATATGGTTATGAAACTGACAGACCGCTTGATAAAGATAGTAAGGTGTTTGCTTCACTGTTAGACAGATTGGCATATAGAATATCGAGGAAGATTTGGTATGTGGGTAGAAAGCCATCACAGATGACTGATGGAGAATGGAATGAAAAAACACGGTATATGAGACCACCGCAAGGAAGTTACGGTACTAATGATAAATGGATTAATTTTAAATATGACTATGATTATGAATATGTGTCAGGTGTTGTAGAATGACAAAACATATACTATTTTTAAATAAATTGAAATCACTTATTGAAGAAAATTGGCAATCACCGCCATTACCAGAAGTTAGTCCTGTTTGGAAGAAAAGAACCGTGGGTTTTATTGATGACAGGCGTGATCAAATATTATTATCACCTAGACAAGAGAATGTTACATATTTTGGTCTTTTTGGTTCTGACCATCTACATGAAATTACGTTAGATATGGATATTAGAACTTATCAAGATATAGAAAGACATTCAGACATAGTTACAGAGGTCATGCGTATCATCAAAGATAAGATTAGAGGCTCTACAGAATATGTTGATGTAAGAATTCTTAATTCCGTGTCAAGAAACGAGAGAGTCAGGAACATGTTTAATCACATAATTACTATAGATTTTAGAGTCATAAATCCCTAAAATTTATATACTAACATTGTCAATGTTAAGATATGGTAAATGTCAGAACTGGTGCGTATGTTTATACAAAATATGGGTTTGAAACGGGTTACGCTCAAGGTGCGACAATAAATAAGGGGTTTGGTCTTAAAACTTCTATTGGTTCACTGACACTTACAAACAATAGAAGTGAACTAGGTAAATTAGGTCAAGTAGAAGTTGAACAGTATGCATTTGGTCAACAAAACGGTAATATTAGTGTTAATTATGTTTTAGCTGATAGTGTGATAAATGATTTAGCGACAGATGTTCAATCGGCTGGAGATATTTTTAGAGCGATCTTTGGCACACCGAGCGGTTCTGGTACAGCAGCAAGTCCAGCAATTTATCCTAGTGGCGGTCTTGGTCAGGGTAAAACACCAAAAACTTCTGAATCTCTGTCAATAGAAGTGGGCTTTGAAACATCAGAAAATTCATATGTGACTGGAAACCCAGATTACAAAGTAAGAACTTTAAAGGGATGTGTTCTTAATAATCTTAGTATTTCGACAGCGGTTGGTGATGTGGTTAATGTTGCAGCAGATTTTTCATACGGTGATGAAGATGCACCAAACACATCATATTCAGCACCAACAATAGTCTGTGGTAATCCATATACATTTGCAAATGCAAAATTAAAACTTAAACTTCGTGATGGCTCACTACAGGAAATAACACTGGTACAGGACACAGATATTTCATTTGGTGTTGGTAATGAGCTATTATTTGGACTTAGTTCCAATCAGGCAGTAGACAGTTTTAGAAAGATGTTTGATATTACTGGAAGATTTAAGGTAGCATGGTATGATTGGAAAATCTATGAAAGAGTTCTAGCGCAGATAGGAAAGGGTCTTTCTGGTGTTAGTCAACCTAATATTTCTACAGCGGTAGAACCAGAAGTAGAGCTAGAATTACTATTTGAGAATGAAATTGTTTCTGGTGGTTTGAAGAAATTCATTAAGATAGAACTTAGTGGTGTTTCAATCACTGACCTATCAATTTCTGGCTTGGAACCAGTAGAACCAGTATATCAGGAAATTAATTATAAAGCAAAAGCAGCAAAAGTACAAGTAGTTCATAGTGCTTAACATAACCTTTATTAAATAGAGTTATTAATTAATTACATGACTATTAAAAGTTTTGAAATAGATTGGGAAGGTCACAAAGAAACAATAGAATATGAAAGTGATTTAACTTTCGGTGAGATTGAAAGTATAATGACATCATGTGTTGATATGTCAAATATTAATGATATTAAAGTAAAAATACCACAGTATAGAACATTTATATTTTTAAAAACCATAAGAAAGGCACCATTCAAGATTAATGATACAAGCACGATGAAAAACCTAAAAAACTCTGTTGTTGAGCAAGTACTCAAGGGATTAATGACTGACTTCCCTTTAGGGTCATATTTGGAGAAGTGGGTATTGAGCATCACAGGAACCAGCGAAGAAAATCAATCGATCAATTCTACTATTTCTTTGCCTCAGAGTTTGGATGGGATAAAGCCACAGTAGAAAAACAACCAATGGAATATCTGCGTATGTTAGTCAGGCTTCATAACGAAGCCTTAAAAGAGCAAGATAGGGAAATGAGAAAACTTAAAAGCAAATGATAATTATATAACTTATGTCATCTGACTTTAATAAAACAAGTCCAAATGAAGCCGATATTGATCAGTTAGTTCGTGTTGTTAAAGATTTAGAGGATGCATTTAGAAAGTGTTCACAGATAACAGATAAATTAACTGAAGGCACATTCAAATCACTTTTAAAAATTACAACCGATCACATGAAAAACGAAAAGGAATATTTGGAAAATCTCAAAAACCACGATAGACGTTTAGAACAACAAAAAATCAAAACTGATGATCTAAATAAAATACTCGATAAAAGGTTTCAAAATGAAAAAGATATGCTTACTCTTAGAAAAGAAGAAAATCAACGTTCAAGAGAGTTTAAACATTTACAACAAACGATGTATCATCAAGAAATTAAACAGCACATCTTACTTAGAAATACATTAAAACGATCATCTGATCAATTAAACTTTTTTACATCTGCATTAACAAAAGGGGTTGGCATAGGAACCATACTTTCTGGTATAAAAGGTAATCTTTTATCAATGGTCGGGTCTAACAAAGAATTACAACAACTTACCAAGACTGAGAAAATTTTACAGGACTTTAAAAATCAAACGACAGATCCAGAACAATTAAAAAAAATTGAGGCTGAACTGAAATCTATTAGACAGGAAATAGCAGAGAAGGAAAATCAAATCAATCAATCATTAACTGGTAAGTTATTAGGAACAAAAGGTCAAGCTGCACTACTAAAGATGGGAGAGTTTGCATCTAAACATGCTGGTGGCATACTTATAGGTGCTGTTACTGCGGGATTATTTATAAATATATTTAAAAAAGCACTTGATGTATCACCAGTTTTTCAACAGGTTAAAAAATTATTAGAGTTTGGGATCATGTTGGTGTTACGACCAATAGGTGATTTTTTTGGATTCTTATTGAGACCAATAGTTATTATGTTATTAAGAATGTTCATAATACCATTCTATAAAACAATGTATCCGTTTTTCAGAGATTATGGAACAAAAATAGGAGAGGGTATAGCAGCACTAATAGCTGATAATGGTTGGTTGGCTATTATAGCTGGTGGTATTTCCATATTGGTGTCTATATGGGCTTCTAATAAACTGTTTAGCAGCTTTGCAAAAATGTTCAATCTCGAAAATTTATTCAAAACACTTTTCCCGCCATCAGCAGACACTACTAGTAGTGGTTCTACTACTAGTAATAAAGGCAATAAAGGCAACACTAGTGGTGGTTCTTCTTCTAATAACAAAGGTACTACTAGTGGTGGTTCTACTACTAGTTCTACTACTAGTCAAACTAAGACTGGTATTGATGATGTAAAAAAACAGTTTATAGATTTTACAGATTCTATCAAGAATAAATTAACTCAAATTAGGAATTCGTTTAAAAAACAAGGAACCGCAATAAGTAAATTTTTTGAAGGTATTAAATTTAATACATTAGTAGACGATATTGTTTTTGCGATTAAATCATTTATTGATAAGTTAATTTTTGATTTAAAAGGAATTTTAAACGTGTTTTCCACAGAAAAAAATACGGGTACAAATACAAAAACTACGGGTACAACTAGTCAAACTAATAAAGGAACATCTACAAGCTCTACGCAAACATCTAAGGGCAGCTCGAAACAATCAACTAATGCTGGTAAAACATTGACAACAAAAGACGGAAAAATACAATATAAATTTGATAAAAATGGACTTCTTGATATTAAAAATCCTAAATATTTTAATGAAAAAACTGGCAAGTTTGATTTAACTGAAAAACCTAAAATCGGTGGTATTACTAGTACAAGTAAAACTCCTGAAGTTGGTAAAAGTGGTATTGCTGGAAAGATACAACCAGCGAACATTATAAAATCTGCCCTCGGAAATTTAGCTGCTGACGGTGGACAGGGTTTAGCGATGCTCGTAGCAGAACATTTGGATCTAATTCCACAAATGTATGAAGCAAAATTTCAATTTTGGGCTAAGATGCGTTCTGCTGCTGAAGGTAGAGAAGTCACAGTGGATGAAGCAAAAAAGCGACATTTTGGATTGCCTTTAGATGAACCATTACCTGAAGGATATGCAAATGGTGGTATAATCAGTGAACCCATTATGGGTGTTGGTAAATCTGGTAAACGTTATTCATTTGGTGAGCGTGGTGCTGAAAGAGTCATACCCATAAATAAACAAATGAATACCTCAAACGTATCAACAACACCAGTAGTTATAAACATAACAGTTAATGGGGGCATATATTCCGAAAGAGATTTAAGTGAGTTTCAAAAACGTATAATGCAGGCTATAGAAATGAGTAATACTAGGAGATCAAGACTATGACATATCAACTACAACTTTTTAAAATAACAACTAAAGAACAAGACCAAATTGTCATTTATAAATTACAGATTAAAACATTTGAATCATTTGTCGTGGATTTGAACAGTCCAGTATCGCCAATGCCATTACCTGAAGAAACGTCAAAGAATAATTTATTACTTAAAATGGAAGGTAATACGATGGGTATAAAATTTACTTTTAAATTAAGTGAAAAATTAGTAACTGTGTCTTCTGCAACATTCAACAAAAATCTAAAAAGAGTAAATAATACGGGAATTTCTCAAGATATAGATGTAGACGAGAGATTACAGGCACAAGGATCAAGCGTAATAGTGCCTATAAATTATCAGGATAATTCATTTACTGACACAATGGACACTTTAGAATACTTAGTA